CCAGAATTGTTTATACCAAATACAGTATTTGCATATTTGTTTAATGAACCATATCTAGGACCACCATAAGCATAACCACTTCTAATATCATGTACTGTTCCTGAGTTATCTGTAAATAGATTTCTAGGTCGACTTAGATAGTCAATTGTAATACCTTCTCTTGAAGCCGTTAAATCTCTAGTATTTGCGTCAAAAGGATCCCTAAAGTCATTACTTACATCTGAATTACCGCCAACTTGTGGTGTAGCTCTTAATGATGTACCGTCTGAGGCTGTTCCTAATCGTCTACCAAAGACTGTTACGAATAATGTATTAACTAGTGATAGTAATGGACTTTCAAGAACTCCTGAAGTAACACCTTTTACTGGTCCTTTTGCTGTCACAATAATTCGTGACTCAATATCTACTTGACCTGTAAAATAAAAACCTGATGTGTGCATTGTCTTTTTAAATGCGTCACGCCATTGTGATATAGAACGACCAACTTTAATTACATATGAATAATCTTGATAATATAAACTATCTTGAATTCTCATTGTTGTTTCTGAAACTTTACCTCTTTCACTAATAAATGCACCGTCTGTATCGGATACAGAAACCACATTAACTGTTGCTGTAGATATATCTAATTTTTTAAGTGTACAAGTTCCACCTGAACTTGATGTAATTGTTTCATCAATAGAAAATGTTCCTGATACAGATTTAATTCTTAATAAACCTCTATCACTATTAAAATCTGCAATAGTACCTGTTGCACCTGAAGTGCCACCTGTAACAGTAGTGTTTACAATAAATGTTCCTAGAATACTTGTCACAATCATATTATTAAAGAAACCTAAAACTGGAGGTGTAGGAGCTGTTTCGTAACTTCTACCTAATTCAACTGTTTTTAATTTAACAATTTTTCCTATTTCATCACCATAAGCTTTTACGATTGCACCCGAACCTGTTGATGATGTAACTGTAACCGTAGGTAATGATGTATATTGATTACCACCGTTTGTTAAAAATATTTCTTCGATAGTTTGTAAGCCAGTAAACTTTTCTTGCATGATGACTTTACCTTCGTATGCGTCACCTCTTGTAGTTTCATCTTCTAAAACAATTCTGTCTTCAACACCTGTAGCAGCTGCCGTACTTCCGTTTTGGTCTGCAATACCACCGTTTACAACTTTAACAAAACCGGCTGCATTACTACCTTGTGTTCCTGTATTTACAAAAGTTAATGCGTCACCTACTTCATAACCTGTACCTTTATTATCAATTACAATTTCTGTAATCTTTCCAGGACCAATGTCTTCAATTTGAAACAATGCACCCTCACCACCAGCAGTTAATGTTATAGTATCTGTAGTAGAGTTTAATGAACCATCATTTGTAATATTTTTTGTACCAGGTATACCTGTAACATTTGCTTTGATGAAGTAATCATCTGTATCAGCAGTTGTACCTTGTACTTCTTCACCTACTGTGAATGTTCCATTAATACTATCTTCATTTAAAATTAATTGTGTAACTGTTGAAGCTCCGATTTGAAAAGTAGATGTATTTTCAATAATAGCAGTTGCATTTGAAGTTTGACCAGTTATTGTTCTACCTACTAATAGAGTTGCGTCACCTACTGAAGCAATAACTCGTAATACTTTTAATGAATCAAATTGACCGTCTGAGGCCTTAAGCATTTGTTCTCTAGGATAAATTGTTTCTGAAGCTTCACCAAATAATATTCTAAAAAACATTTCATGGCCACGAACTGAACCTTTTGACCTATAAAGTGATTTAATATTTTTAATTAATTTTCTTCTATCAACACCAGCAGCTAAACTTTCTGGTAAAGTTGCCAGAAACTCATCTCTCATGTTAGTTAAGAAATGATTAATAACTCTGTCAGGATCCCTAAAGTTAATTAAGTCTGTAATATTATTTACAGGATTAGGTCTATAATTCGTGATATTTGCTTGAGCGCCTGAACTTGCACCTACAATTACCTCAGTATCAATGAATTTATCTTGTGCTGATATGATTAATCTATTGTTGGCAATATCTTCAACTAAAACAGTTGCTGTTGCCTTTGATGTTTGACCTGTTACAACTTCACCTCTAGTAAATTTACCATAAGTAGATTCTTCTAAAAGTATTTTATCACCAGCGTCAAGTAATGTTCTTGCTGTGTCTTTTCGACTAGAGTTTAAAATTAAATTGTTTAATTGACCGGTTTCTGATTGAAGTAGAATACCATCTGTACCCTCAATCGTGTCTATAGATAATTCTGCTGACTCTAAAAGTTGATAATAGACTTTAAGAAATTCGGCAAACTTAGGGTGGTCAGCAACGACAAACTCTGGAAGTTGGCTGTTAAGTATCGTTGAAATTTTATCATTAAATTTTGCCATTTGTCATTAATAACTTGATGTTGTTGTGTAGCCTACACCAGCATCAGCTGAGCCTCCTACAAATGTATCTGCTGTAACTGTAATTCCTGAATTTGCCACATCTATTTCTACAATTTGGTCTCTTACAGGAACAATATCATTTGAATCAGGTGTAACAGTTATTTCAACAACCGTTGAAGTTGCACCTCTAATATTTGAAATAGAGGCAACATTTAAAGAATTCAAAGCAATTTCTCCTGTTGCATAGTCAATTGTACCTTGTGTATCATTAGCATATGTTCTAATACCTGAAGCTAAGTAATATCTTCTAACATTTCCTTGTCCGTCATCATCTAAAAACATTTCGAAATCACTACCAGTAACTTTGAAACCTGTAGAACTTAAAATACCACCTGCAGCCGTATTATGACCTGAATGAGGATTAAACAAAGCATTTCTAAAATAGATATTATATTTTTCTGAAGATGATAATATTGGTGTAAAAGATTTTCTAATTTTAATAGTTGTAATGTTAGATAGAATACTAACATCTACATTATCAATCAAACCTGTTAATTTAGAATGACGGTAAATTGAATCGAACTTTTGTAAAGTATTTGTATTGTAATTAGTAATAGCAGTAATAATTTCTGATTTTAATGTATCATTTGATTTAGTTGTAGTTACAGTATTATATTTAACAGTTGATGTTAATAATACCGAAGTTGTTTCGGGATCCACAATTTGAGGAGATACAGAAGCCACATTATATGGTTTAAGTTTATTCACAATATCTTGTTTAGTTGTTTCTGTAAGTGTTGAACCTGAAGCAGCCTTAATACCTATTTTAACAATACCGTATCTTGGTGTTTCATCATCTTCACCACCCCATGCACTAACTGATAATGCATTTGGATAAATTGATTTTACTAAAGTTTCATAGTCTGTAGTTGTAACAGCTCTGTCTTGAGCTGCATATTGTAAAGGTGCATTTAATCTGATTGATTCATCTGTTTCTGAATTTGCCCCGCCTTGTGAAGATGATACAGTTGAAATTGTAACATTTGTAAACCCACCAATATTTCCTGATAAACTAAATGAACTTGCACCATTCGAGTCTTCAATGTTTGTAACAATGTATTCTAAGATAACAATATTACCATCAGCTAATGAAGCTCCGTTTACACCGTCACCAAAATAAATTTCATATTTACCATCTTGGCCTTCTTGTATAAAATAAACTTTAGATGTAGCAGTTACATTATTATAACCACCCGCTAATGAATATGTTTCTGTTGTAGTATCTGCTGAAGAATTTTGAACTTTTACCAATAAAGTAGAAGTGTCAGCCTTAGCACTTGGTATGATAAATTTTTGGTCAACATCTGTAGTGTCAACTGTATATTTAAATGTTACTAAAGTACCCTCGTAAATAGGTAAATTAGAAAACTTATAAACACCTGCAACTGGCGTAATTGTAAAATCTGAGTTTGTTACATATTGATATGAAGTATCATTTACAGTTGTTGCGAAAACTGTTCCTTTGTTCATTGTAACACTTGTGCCTGTTGCATTGTTAAGTGTAACATCAATAGAGGCCATAGGCGCTCTTGGTGATGATGGTGTATAACCAATCATCTTTGCTAATGATACAATATTATTTCTTATGTCAGCACTATCAAGATATAACTCGTTAGTTGACATGTTTGCTAAGTAAGCAAGGTAGTGAGTATTGTAAGATAGAATATCTAAAAGAATATTTAAAGAACTACCTTCAAAGTCGTAGTCTTGAAATTGAGTTTGACCTTGTAAAAAAGATTTTAAATTTGTTTTGATTGCGTCAAAATCATAATCTGATACTACTAATTTATGGTTGGACATCTATTATCTTACCCTTTGTAAAAATGTTGATACTGTTTGTGGACCTGGTACACCAACAACATAAAAATAAATATCAACAACTAATCTATTATTATCTTGGTCATCATCAACAGCGACATTTTGTAATTGTATTCTTGGCTCGTAGTTGATTAAAACTTCTTCTATTTTTCTTTGTAGAAAAACTTTGGTCATAGGTGTAAAAGGTTCAAATAATAACTCTCTTATACCACAACCCAATTCTGGTTGAAAAGGTCTTTCGTAGAAATTAGTCTGAATTAGGTTTCTAACTGACCTCTTAATAGCTATAACATCTTCTACCACATTTACATCATTAGTAACTGTGTTTCTATCAAAGTCTAAGTCAATATCTCTAAAACTTCTGGAGTTTCTTGTACTTTTACTTTGTGTTTGTGAGTCATATATTGCCATTACGGTAATATTTATAAGGTTTTTCTAGCCGTTTGCAAAAACATTACCAGAACCGCTAGTCATAGCACCACTATCTGTACTGTCACCTATTCTTGCAACAGATAATCCTTCAACAAACACATTTGGCGAACCAACATTAACATTTGCTACATGTGGCGCACAAGGTGGTAATGGTGGAAAAGGGTGTGATACCGTAGGGTCACTTACTCTTGCAATTAATATACTATTTGCAAAACATGTACCTTGACCTGGCGTATCTAAAGTTGTCGTACTGGCACAAATATGTCCTGTAGATAAACTATCACCTTTTCTACTAACTGCTGGCATTTATCTTCCCTTAGCTTTTAATTCTGCTCGTTTTTTCTCTGATATGATTGCTTGTCTTACTTTTCTACCAATTGGTATTATAATAGAATGACACATCTCTTTACCTTTTTTACTGATATATTCAACACTTATCATTTTATCTTTAAAATCACCTTGTACAGATTTTGTTGCCTTCTTTAAACTGATTTCTTCTTTTTCTTTTTCAACACCATCTGCATTCCAAAACTTAAATAATCTCATTTTTGCCATAATTAACTTTCTATGTTATATTTTTCTTCGTCAATATACGAATCATGTCGGCAAATCTTACAACAATCAATTGTAATATCATTTCCTTCGCCATCTTTGTAATCCTGATAACAAGTCGTGCCACAATGACACTCATGTCCGCAATTTTGACATTTTTTCATTATAATACTATTTATATTAGAAATCACAACGCATTTTAGCAGCTCGCAATTCAGTTTCAGACAAATTTTTCTGATTTTTTAGCGCTGATTCGCCAATTTGCTCTAAATCTGGCGCAATTTTGCAATTTTCAACAGTTTTTGAGCATCCAGACGCTAGAAAGAACAAAGATAGAACAAAAAAAATAAAAAAATGTTGATTTATAAAGGTTTTTTGCATAATTTTTTTTAAAAAAAGCGTAAATAACGCTTGCTTTCTATATTTAGTTGTGGTATAATGGACACATATGATAAACAAAAACATAACAAACAACAATATAACGATAGTTAGAAATATCGCTTATAAACAAATAGAAAAAATAAACAAAAATTTAAAAGAAGTTATTGAAGTTGACAATACTCTTTTAAGTATGATTGATATTAATATGAAAAACGCTATTAATAAAATTTTACACGATTATAAACTAAAACAACAATAAGGAGAAAACACTATGAAAAACACTATATCAAGTCTATTAATTTTAACTGGTATCATAATGATGGCCGGTTCTGCTAACGATTGTGACGGAGCTTGTATGGAAACAGCAAATACACTATCTGAGAT